CAGCAAAGAAGGCACGAATTGAGCGTGCTAAACAGGAGAAAACAACATGAGCGAAGAACAAGGCACAGAATCTTGGTTTGCTGACAGGCTGGGCAAAGTCACCGCCAGCCGTATTGCTGATGTACTTGCCAAGACCAAAACGGGTTACAGCGCCAGCCGCACTAATTACATGACGCAGCTAGTGCTGGAACGAATCACCCAAACCCGCGCCGAGTCTTACTCTAATGCAGCAATGGCCTGGGGTACTGAGCAAGAACCCTTTGCTAGAGCTTCATACGAGGCGCATACGGGACAGATGGTTGAAGAGGTTGGGTTTATACCTCACCCCGATATTGAAGCCTCTGGAGCCTCGCCTGATGGCTTGGTGGGTGACGATGGAATGGTGGAGATCAAGTGCCCAGCATCCAGCACTGCCCTTGAGGTTTGGCTGTCTTTCTCTCAAGGCGCTAATCCAGTGGATGCCAAGTATTACGCCCAAATGCAGTGGCAGATGCGCTGCGCTGATCGGTCTTGGTGTGATTACGTGGTATTTGACCCACGGATGCCAGCCAAAGCCCAGCTGTTTGTTTACCGAGTTGAGCGCAATGCTGACTGGCTCAAGATTACCGAAGAAGAAGTCCTGAAGTTTTTGGCAGAAGTAGATGCCAAAGTAGCCGCCCTGAAATCAATCATTGGAGAATGAAATGTCAAAAGTTAGCAAAGAAATTTCCTGCATCGTTGGTGAATATCGCAACAGCGAAGGTCAAACAAAGAAGCGTTATCAGCGAATCGGGTCTGTGATTGAGACTAAGAACGGTCCAATGTTGAAGCTCGATGTCATCCCGCTGCGTGAAGGTGGGTGGGACGGCTGGGCATACATGAATGACCCAAAGCCACAAGATGACCGCCGTCAAAAGCAAGCTGAAGATTTCGAAGACATACCATTTTAAGGAACCAACATGAACGCAGCCAGCATTGAAAGTAGCGACCGCCTGAATCGTGTGCTTAATCTGCTGTCTCAGGGTGGCGAGTTCACCACCTTAGACATCATCAAGTCAGCAAATGTTTGTGCGGTTAATAGCATCATTGCCGAACTAAGGCAAAACGGTTTAGACATCAACTGTCAGCGAAGAGGCGATAAGTGGTTTTACAGATTGGAGACAAAATGAAATATACATACTACCCACGCAGCCACACCAAGTCACTGGTTTGCCGAGCCGTAATAAGCATTATTGGTGCAGCCCTTTTAGTCATCGCAGGAGTTGTCCTCATGCTGGCTTACTTTGACGTTCTGGTGAAGTGATGTTTAAGTACATCTGGACAGAGTTTCGGTTGATGATAAAAACCGTCACCCCAGCGCAAGCAGTGGCGCATGAGCTGCTTCACGCAGAGCATGAATTGCTAGCCGCTGAATCTGGGGCTGAATATGCGAATGCGCTTATTGCGTATAACAAAAATCGGGTCAAGCGCTTGAAGGCGTACTTAGCAGCACCAGAACCCAAGGAGCCGACATGAGTGAAGAAGTTCGCAAGGTCAAACCTTACCCCATCGTCCCTGATGACATCGAGCCAGTGCCAGACCAATGGCACAAGATTGGCGCGTTCATGCTTTGGTGTATTTTTGCGGTGCTGCTGGTGATTTGCTTGGCGCTGTTCTTTACTGGCATTTGGGTTTGGAGTCTTTTGATATGAAACAAGAAGACATCATCCGCATGGCGCAAGAATGCGGATTGATAGGCATGCGCCCACACTTGGACGGAATTTATCAGGAAGCACTCGCAGCCTTTGCCGCGCTTGTCGCAGCAGCAGAGCGTGAGGCGTGTGCGAAGTTGTGTGAGGGGATGGAGGAAAACAATCTTGAACTGCGGTACGAATACAGACGAGCAGTTTTAAATTGTGCAGACGCCATCCGAGCAAGGGGGAATACATGAAAACAATAATTGAGATGGCGCGTGAAGCGGGTGGCTTTCTTAGCGAACTACCTATGGGTGATGCTTGGTTGTTTGACAAGGAGGAGCAGCTTGAAGCCTTTGCCGAGCTTGTTCGTGCTGATGAGCGCGAGCGCATCATTGCCGCAAATGCACCTGAGATAGAAAAAACTAACGCACACATCAAAATGCTAGAAGATGAAATTGCCGTCATCCGAGCAAGGGGACAAGCATGACCAAAGACGAAGCATTGAAGCTGGCGCTGGAGGCGCTGGAACATGCCGCGTATTGCGTTCAAAAAAATTATTGCCCAGACAAACTGGGCCACGATTGGGATGACACTATCGCCGCCGTCAAAGAAGCATTGGCACAGCCAGAGCCTTGGTGCATGAAGATGAATGGCTGTAAAACCAAGTGTGAAGATTGCCCAGATAAGCCGCCAGAAGAACGCAACTTCTGCCCAAGGTGCGGCAAGCGCACTGTTGACCTGACCACAATTCACACATGCACACCACCAAGGGAGAACACATGAAATGGAAAATTGACGCAGAACCCAAAGCCGGAGACATTCGGAAACTGCGGGTATTTGCTTGGCGCAAAACTAAAGTGGGTGACTACTGGGTGTGGCTAGAAACCTACCAGATAACCGAACTGTTTTTTGTGTCTAAGGATGACTTTGCGTGTAAAAATATATGGGATCGCGGCTGGTGCGAGGTTAGCCGTGAAACATTACACCCAGCCTATTAAATGCAGCCGATGATGGGGATTTTTACGGATTGCCCCGTGACTCGGTAAGTTCGTCAAACGCAGGCGGCAAATGCGTGACTGCTGGAGAGACAGCACCCACAAAAGACGCTACGCATAAGACCGCACGCCTTGCTTATCAATGATAAGTGCTTGACGGCGAGGAGATGGGCTGATGCTGACATGCGTCCACGCATCAAACTCACGGATAACCTGATCGTAGGGTAGATCAGAGGCCACCAAAGCCCTCACAACAGCGTCAGGGGTCATGCCTGGCACTCGGATGTCAGCAGCGTAGCCCAGACGGTGCTGGCTGGTGTCCTTGCTGCCCACAGAGTCATTAACCTGTTTAGACCGGAAGGCACTGTTCACCATAATCGGTTTGCCGTCCAGCAGCGTCTTAACTTGCTCCAAGAACTCAGCCAGCAGTACCAAGTTTGCTGTCTCAGCATCATTGGGCGTATTGTCAAACTGGCGGTGGCTGGTAACAGTCAGTTCTTCCAGCGTAAAGTGTTTCGTAAGGTTCATTTCACTGGCCCTGCTTTAGAAAGTAAATCGGTCTTGGCTTGTGAGCCAGCGCTGCTGCCAAAATAATACGCAATGATGCCCGTCCAAGCTGTGCCAAGGCTGCCCAGCATCATTAAGATGGCTGGGTTGCTGTCGTCCAGCTTGTTGAAAAACATCAGCGTCATGATGGCAAAAAAGCCCACGGTAACAGCGCCAGCAAGAATTGGAGGCATCATGCTGCGGGTGGTGGCCTGCATCTCTCGTGCTGATTTCCTGTCCTCGACCTCCAGCTTTTCAAAGTTCAGGCCAAGCTCCTGCGCTTGCTTTTGCAACTCGATCTCAGCAATCTTTACTTGAGCAATCTGCTCTGCTGACAGCTTGTTGTTTGAGATCAGGTCGCCCACCTTGTCGGGGTCGACACCGATGGCCTTGGAGATAGCAGACACAGCCATCCCTGCCAATGGGCCACCCATAGCTGTGGCAATTGTAGGTGCGATTTGTTTTAACCAGTCCATTACTGTTTACTCCTAGATAACATGGTTGCTGCAATTTGAAGCATGGCGCGTGTCTTTTCTAAGTTGTCAGGCGGTGATGCCCAGCCGACTGTGATCTGGCCTACAAAGCGTCCAGGCTCTGGCGGCACTGAAATGCGGCAAGTGTACGCAACGCCCTTTTCAATGTACCAGATGCCCATTTCACTCTGTGCGCTGGTGTATTCGCCGCATGGAATCTCGTTTGCCATCAAGCGCACGACATCCGCATTGTTAGATGCGTTCTGGGTGAACAGGCCAACGTCTAGCCCATCGTTTGTTTTGTCTCGGCCTTCTCGAGTGTACGCCCTGTGCAAAATGCGAGTGCCAAACATGCTATTGACTTTGAACACCGCCACAATGATGGCTCCAGACTGCTTAAACAAGTGAGCAGCAGCGTCTTCTACACGGTCTTCTGCAATGCTGGGAATCTTCTTGGACTCCTTGTAAGCACCAATCAGCAGCTCTTGATTTGTATATACAAAGTAGCCAGCAAAGGTCAGCACAGCCATCAGTACCATTGCAAACAATCTGAACGGGCTGGACACATACGCCAGCACTTTGTCCACCAAGTTAAGGCGCTCGTCAGTTGCCATCAGCACTTGCCTCCGCACTGCTCAAGTATGCTAAAAGTGAAGTATGCAATGATTCCTAACATGGCAGTAAACACCACACCGAGCAATGCCAACTCAATAACCTCATCAATCTCTTTTTTGCGCCTTGCAGCAATTTCTTTTTCACGCCGCGCATCGTGAGCAGACTCCACATCCATTGCTGCTGCTCTGGATTTGATGCGGTTCCAAACGTCTATCTTGCCGCTTTGCATGAACAGCAGTTGCAGCTCATCTTCAAACCGCTTGGCCTGATCCAGCGCCATCTCAATCTGGATAGCAGTACCCATTGAGGACTTAGACTTCTTGGCCTGAACAGCAGCCTTAGAAGCCGTTGACTTGGCATCGAAATACTTTCCAAGTACGGGGCCAAGGGACGATACATCGTCAACAGTCTTGCTAACCTTCTTGATTAGCG